ATATTATGCAGCCCCAGTAATGGAATACCTGCATAAAATATATTCCCCAAGCAAACAACAGACCTTACGGACTTACCTAGTAAATCATGGCCCGTAAATGTAATGCAAAGGCCAAGTGTTACAATTTACGCACCCTAAGATGTCTAGCCTCCAATATAAGTATCTGTGTGTTCTGCATCTGTTCTTGCTAATAGGAGAATGTTCAAATGGCATTTACATCAGCAGGCGGTTACGGTAACTTACCTAACGGTAACTTTTCACCAGTAATCTACTCCAAACAGGTGCAACTTGCGTTCCGCAAGGCATCTGTTGTTGAAGCAATTACCAACTCTGATTATTTTGGAGAGATTGCTAACATGGGTGACTCAGTTAAAATTATTAAAGAACCTGAGATCACCGTAAAAGAATATGCACGTGGTACGGCGATCACGCCACAAGACCTTGACGATGAAGACTTCTCGTTAACCATTGATAAAGCTAACTATTTTGCTTTCAAGGTGGACGATATTGAGGAGGCCCACAGCCACGTCAATTTCCAAAGCCTTGCTTCGGATCGTGCTGCATATCGTATCTCTGACCAGTTTGACCAAGACGTTCTTGGCTACATGTCAGGTTACAAACAATCTGCACTGCACGGCAACGCCGATGCTGCTAACACAACCGTAAATGGTTCTAAGGCTGTATCGACTGCAGGTTCAGACGAATTGCTTGCTTCAATGAAGCTAGATGGTTCTGACTTTAATGGTGGTTCTGCTGGCAACACTGTTGCTCTACTGCCACGTACAGGCGGTGCAACTGCTACACCTTCAACTGCAGGTGAAGCAAACCCACTACAACTTATTGCTCGTATGGCTCGTAAGCTAGACCAGCAAAACGTTGACACATCAGGTCGTTGGCTCGTTGTTGACCCAGTATTTATGGAAATCTTGCGTGACGAAGATTCTCGTCTTCAAAATGCAGACTTCGGTGAATCGGGTGGTATCCGTAATGGTCTTGTTGTAAACAACCTGCACGGTTTCCAAGTACACGTGTCTAACAACTTGCCTACTTTTGGTACTGGTCCTGCAACAAACGCAGCTTCTGGCTCAACTAACTACGGTGTTATCGTAGGTGGTCACAGTTCAGCTGTTGCAACTGCAGAGCAGATCAATAAAACAGAAACATATCGTGACCCTGACAGCTTTGCTGACATTGTTCGTGGTATGCATCTATATGGTCGCAAGATTCTTCGCCCAGAGGCGTTGGTCAATGCACTCTACAACTTACGATAAGGAGAATAGAAAATGGCTACTATTACTGCAACTCTAGCTCCTGCACACGGGAGTTCTTCACGTGGTCGTCAAGCGTATATGGTTGAACAAACTATTGACCTAACTGCAAATAGCATTGCCCCCGGTGATGTAGTACAGGCTCTTACTGTACCTGCTAATACTAAAATTATTACAGCAGGTATTCAAGTAACGGCTTCTGCTACGCAAAACACTGGTACAGATGCTACTGCTACATTAGGTACAGCTGTAGACGCTGATGAGTACGTGGCTGCATTTGATATTGATGGTGCTGCTGATGGGGCGTATGCTCCTTCCGCTACTGTAGCTGGTGATGTTGTCATCACTTCTGCAGATACACTTGACGTAACTCTTGCAGGCAGCGGCGCATCATTTAGTGCAGGTACACTACGTGTATATGCTGTAATGATGGACGTTAGTGCACTAGGCGAAATGACTGCTGACGAAGTAAGTCGTGACAACGCTTAAATAAACTAATTGAGGGGCAGGGAAACTTGCCCCTCTCAGCTTATCCAAAGGTTATTTAAATGGCAACTACGTACATTACACTAGTAAACGATACACTAAGACGTTTAAACGAGGTCACACTAGATACTGCTGGTGATGGCTTTGATACTGTACGTAACGTACAAGCTCTTGCTAAAGATGCTGTAAACAGTAGCATTCGTCTTATCCTACAAGACGGACAAGAATTTCCTTTTTTAAAAACAACATTTACTCAAACTTTAACTACCGCACAACGAACCTATGACTTTCCAGATAATATGGGTTCTGTAGATTGGGATTCGTTTTTTCTAAAAAAGACTACAGGGTTGGATAATACCCCTAGACATTTAAATACATTAACATATAATGATTATCTACAAAACTATCGCACACAAGACGATGAAGCTGATCAAACAAATGGGACAGGCAAACCTACCTACGTGTATCAAACACTAGAAGAGAAGTTTGGTATTACCCCATTAACTGATGCTGCATATGATGTTGAGTATGTGTATTTTACATACCCTGATGATCTTGTTTTACATACAGATACGATGATTATTCCTGAACGTTTTAAGCATGTAGTTATTGATGGTGCAATTATGTTTATCATGCGTTTCCGTAGTAATGAACAAAGCGCAGCCATGCACCAAAGAAATTTTGAAGAGGGCATTAAGGCGATGCGCCGCATTCTAATGGACGATAATTTATACATTCGTTCTACAGTAATTCAACGCCCAGCAAATAGTACTTTTAGTAGCGTGGTCTAATGGCTGATAATTTATCTTCCTTTAAAGTGTTTTGTCAGGGTGGTTTAAACACTAGTCGTGATGTGTTATCACAAGGTGAGAATCAACCGGGTTCTGCTATTAGTCTAATTAATTATGAACCCTCTGTTACGGGTGGTTATCGTAAGATCAACGGGTTCCGCAATGACTATGGCACAGTAACAGGCACAGGCAGTGTTTTAGGTGTTTGCGTAGCTAACGGTATCAACGATGGCATTCTTGCTTGTCGTAAACCTTCTAGTGGCAATAACTATTTACACTACTGGAATAACTCTACAGATGCTTGGGTTGCAGTATCTACATCTGGCTCTCCTACAATGGTAGGCGTTACTAAGGTACGTTTTACAAAGTACAATTGGGGTACTGCAAAAATTATACTGACTGATGGAATCAATCCTGCAGCTACGTATGATGGTAGTACGTACACTCAAATTACACATGCTGATGCACCTGATGATCCTAAGTTTTCTGCAGTGTTTCAAAACCACATGTTCTTAGCTGGTGATCCTAATGAAAATACAAACCTCTATTTTAGTGCACCATATAATGAAACTAGTTTTGCTGCAGCGGATGGCGCAGGAGTTATTAATGTAGGCTTTCCTGTTGTAGCAGTCAAACCTTTTCGTGATGCGTTATATGTGTTTGGTAGTAATAATATTCGCAAGCTTACAGGTAACAATATAGCTAACTTTGTACTTGAGAATGTTACAGATGACCTTGGGTGTTTAGCTACAGACAGTGTTATTGAAATAGGCGGTGACCTACTGTTCTTGTCTCAGGATGGTTTGCGTCCTGTAACTGGTACTGACAAGATTGGTGACGTTAATCTTGAAACAGTGTCTAAAGACATTCAGTCTATATTTACTGACATTGTATTTGATATTGACTTAGAAGGTTTAAGCGCAGTAGTTATACGGCAGAAGACGCAGTTTCGTTATTTCTTTGCATCAGCCGATTCACAGGGTATTCTTGGGGGTTTTAGACAAACACCTAATGGCTTACAATTTGAATATAGTCAGATGTTAGGCATAACCTCTACTTGTGCCGATAGCGGATACATAGGACAGTTTGAATTTGTTATTCATGGAGACAGCGCAGGAAAAGTCCAAAAGCAAGAAGAGGGTTTTAATTTTGATGGTAACGAGATTTTCAGCCAATTCCAAACTCCCTTTTTTCACATGCAAGACCCAGAGCAACGTAAGATATTTTATTCAGTAGCTACCTACTTACGATCTGAAGGTGACAATGAAATTATTCTGTCGGCTGTTTACGATTATGAAGATGTAAATACATTAAACCCGACAAACTTTACACTAACAACAAAAGGTGCGGCTGCATACTATAACGAAGCTAAATACAATAGTACTGCAATATTTGATGGGAATCCTTCACCCGTTCAACGTACTAACATATCGGGATCAGGTAAATCTGCATCCTTAAAATTCGTAACTAATGACACAAGTGCATCACACAGTATCCAAGGTCTAGTGATTACATTTGGAGTAGGAGATAGATTGTAAATGGCAGGTTATTCAAGGCAGTCAACAGCTGACATTGTTGCTAATGCGGTTATTAAGGCTGCACCAGTAAACGCAGAGTATAATGCTCTTCGTGACACATTTGCTTTAGCTACTGGACACAAGCACGATGGTAGTTCTACTGAAGGTGGTTACGTACCTCTGATAGCTGACGCAGACGCATTAAATAAAGTAGTAGTAGACACAACTAACAATCGTATTAGCTTCTTCAGTGAGGTGGGCGGGTCTGCAGTAGAGCAAGTACGTATTCAAGATGGTGCCATTGTTCCTGTAACGGATGATGACATTGATATTGGTACGTCTGCATTAAAGTTTAAGGACTTGTATATAGATGGCGTAGGTTACATTGACTCTGTTACTGTAACAGGCGCTGCTACCTTTTCTAACATAGACGTTAACGGTGGTGCAATAGACGGTGTAACTATCGGTGCAGCTTCTGCAGGTGCAGGTACATTTACTGATCTCACTGCTACAGGAACTACAACTGTAACTACGGCAGATATAAATGGCGGTAATATTGATGGCACTATTATCGGTGCTTCTACTGCAGCGGCAGGTACATTTACTGCATTAACTGCATCAGGTACAACAACAGTAACAACTGCAGATATTAATGGTGGTAACATAGATGGTACAGTTATTGGTGCTTCTAGTGCTGCTGCTGGTAGCTTTACAACTGTATCGACATCTGGACAAGCTACATTGGCAACTGTTGATATTAATGGTGGTAATATTGACGGTACTATTATTGGTGCGTCAAGTGCTGCTGCTATAACAGGTACAACTATTACAGCAAGTTCTGGCTTTGTTGGAAATTTGGCAGGTAATATTACAGGGGATATAGATGGTGACATTACAGGAAATATTACTGGTGATGTAACTGGTAACGTAACTGCAGGTTCAGGTACATCTACATTTAACAATGTAACAGTCAACGGAACACTAGACGTTACAGGTACAACAATTGCTAATGTTACTGATCCAAGTAATGCGCAAGATGCCGCCACAAAAAATTATGTGGACACAGAGGTATCTGCACTTGTAGACTCAGCACCGGGAACATTAAACACACTCAACGAACTAGCTGCAGCATTAGGTGATGACGCAAGTTTTAGTACAACTATTACAAATAGTATAGCTGCCAAGCTACCACTTGCAGGTGGTACAATGAGCGGTGCTATAGCTATGGGTACAGCTAAGATTACAGGCTTGGGTGATCCAACAGCTAACCAAGATGCAGCAACTAAGAAATATACAACAGATACATTCTTACCATTAGCAGGTGGCACTCTAACAGGTGCAGTAGCAGCGGGTAGTAACAAAATTACCGCTACGTATACACCAAGTGCAAATGCAGACTTGACAACTAAGACATATGTAGATAGTATTGCAGGATCAGGAACTGCTGCAGCATCATCAGCTACTGCAGCCGCTTCAAGTGCTACAGCCGCTGCCTCAAGTGCAACTGGTGCAGCAAACAGTGCAACAGCAGCAGCTAGTTCTGCAACCTCTGCAGCAGCTAGTTTTGATTCGTTTGATGATAGATACCTTGGTGCTAAGTCATCTGCTCCTAGCGTAGACAATGATGGTGATGCCCTTCAAGTAGGAACTCTTTACTTTAATACTACCTCAAACTCTATGCAGGTATATGGTGGCTCTGGTTTTACTGCAGCGGGATCATCTGTAAACGGAACTACAGATCGTAACACATACACTGCAACTTCAGGTCAAACAAGTTTTTCAGCTACATATGACGCAGGTTTTGTAGATGTTTACCTTAACGGTGTAAAACTTTTATTAGGTACAGACTTTACCGCTACATCAGGTACAGCAGTTGTACTGGCATCAGGTGCTACAGCAGGAGATATTGTAGACATTGTAGCTTATGGTACATTTACTTTATCTACACACTACACAAAAACTGAAACAGACGCCCGTTATCTATTAGAGTCAAATAACTTATCTGATCTGACTAGTGCTGCTACAGCCCTTACTAATTTAGGTGTTACCTCTACCGCTGCTGAACTTAACATACTTGACGGTGTTACAGCAACAGCTACTGAACTAAACTACGTTGATGGTGTAACATCAGCAATACAAACACAGGTAGATGCTAAACAACCTTATGCAACAATTGCGGTTACTGTAGTTAACTCTGGTGGTAACAAGTATGCTCTTGATGGAACTGTGCAACAGTTAGGTTTACTTGCACCTTCAATAACGTATAGGTTTGATCAGTCAGATAGTTCTAACTCAGGACACCCTTTACTACTAAGTACAACTTCAGATGGTACACATGGTGGTGGTAGTGCATTTTCTACAGGCGTAACAGCAGTAGGTACTCCCGGCAGCGCAGGTGCTTATACACAGGTTAAACTAGAGCAAGATGCTCCTGATACACTGTATTACTATTGTACAAATCATAGTGGTATGGGTGGAGAGATAGACTCTAAAGCTACAGTTTCTAGTTTAAGTGATCTTAGTGTAACCGCCACCGCTTCTGAGCTAAATATCATGGATGGTGTAACAGCTACGACTGCAGAGATTAACTACGTTGATGGTGTAACTTCTGCGATACAAACTCAGATTGATACAAAGGCACCTATTGCAGGACCAACATTTACGGGAACTCTAGCCGCACCAACGATTAATGCTAGTACTGCATTACAAATAGGTGGGGTAGCAGTTTCCTCTACAGCTGCAGAACTTAATATACTTGACGGTGTTACATCTACAGCAGCAGAGCTAAAT